ATCGATTCCATGGCCCAATCCATGTACGTCGACGGCTACCGGGCCCCGAAGACGACCGACGAGGCGCCGGCGTGGGACATCTGGCAGCGCAATCAGCTCGACGCCCGCCAGCTCGGCGTCCACCGCGCCGCCCTGAGCTACGGCGTCGCCTACACCACAGTGCTGCCCGGAGACCCGGTGGCCGTTGTCCGTGGCATCTCGCCGCGCCAGATGACGACCGTCTACGGCGAGGATGACGACTGGCCGATGTGGGCGCTTGAGCAGCGCCGCTCCGCCGTGCCGGGCAAGTACCTGTATCGCCTCTTTGACGACGAGGCCGTGTACTACATGAGCGCCAATTCTGGCGGCTCAGTCGAGTACGTCTCGCACGAGGTGCACGGCCGCGGCATCGTCCCCGTCGTCCGCTTCCTCTCCAAATCCGACCTCGACGAAGAGATCACCTCAGAGATCGACGACCTGATTTGTATCCAGGACCAGATCGACCTGACGACTTTCGGCTTGCTCGTCGTCCAGCACTACGGCGCCTTCCCCCAAAAATGGATCACCGGCTGGATGGCCAAGACGGATGACGAGAAGGTCGCAGTGGCCGCCAACAAGATCCTCACATTCGGTGACGAAGACGTGAAGCTCGGCGAGTTCCAGGCAGCCGACCTTTCCGGCTACATCGAATCGCGCCGTGACTCCCTGCGCAACCTCGCCGCAATCTCGCAGACGCCGGCCCACGCCCTGCGCGGCGAGCTCGTCAACCTCTCGGCCGAGGCATTGGCCGCGGCTGAGCAGTCGGAGCAGCGCAAAATCACTGAGCGCGAGACGATGTTCGGCGAGGCATGGGAACAGACGCTGGGCCTGGCCGGGACCATCGGCGGACTTGAGACCGACCCGGCCGCGCAAGTCCGCTGGAAGGATACAGAAGCGCGCGCCTTTGCCGCCACGGTCGACGGGCTCGGCAAGCTGGCGACGATGCTCCAGATCCCGGTGCAGGAGTTGTGGGAGAAGGTGCCCGGCGTGACGCAGGCCGACGTTGAACGGTGGAAGTCCGTAGCCGCTCAGGGCGACTCGTTCGCGCAACTGACCGCGATGCTGGACAGGCAGGCGGTCGCGGAAGCACCGGTGGCGGCACCGGTGGCAGTCACGCCGTAATGGCCGCCGTCTCCTTCAAGCCCTACGTCATCAGACGACGGCTGACACGCTGGCAGGTGTCCTCTGGCGAGACACACAGGGTGGCAGGTAAGCAGGCGTTCACACTCACAGTCCGCATCTTCCGCATACCGTGGTGGCAGTTCTGGCGCGGCTGGTACGGGATGCGCTGATGGCCCGCACCGCAGAGGGCCGCCTGCTAACCGACCTGCACCGCAGGCAGCAACTCGCCTTGCGTGCCTCCGTCGTGCGCGACGTGATGAAGCTCTGGCCGGCGTGGCAGCCCAGCAGGCCCGACTCCTATCAGGCTTTTGAACGCGCAATGGTACTCCTCGTGCAATCGCGTTCTATTCAGTCGGCGACGCTTGCGGCTCGCTACTACGAGACGTATCGGGCGATTGAGTCCCCGTCGAAGGTGCTCAGAACAGTTCCGCTCGCGGCTCCGAAGTCCGAGGCAGAGATTCGCGCGGCGATAGGGGCCACCACAAGGGGCGCGGTGTACAGGTCGCTGGCGGCCGGGCAGACATTCGAAACGGTTATGCGCAACAGCCTCACGGAGGTATCAGGCACCGTCTCGCGAGACGTGCTGGCCGGCGGGCGCGAAACGATCTATGCCGAGCAGGTACGCGACCCGAGGGCAATGGGAGTGGCGAGGATCACGGGGGCTGCTCCGTGCAGCTTCTGTTCCATGTTGGCTTCACGTGGCCCCATCTATCTCAGCGCGGAGTCCGCGGGCAAGATAGAAGGTCAAGAAATGAGCTGGCATATCCACTGCGACTGCAGCATCGAGGTCGCATACGAAGGCTACGAGATGAACGCTCGGTCACTTGAGCAAAAGCGGATGTGGGACGCGAGCGACGGCACGCTCAATGGGTTTAGGCGCGATATGAACAAGACGCCTGATAGGGTATAATGGTTCTACCCTACAGAGTGCTCCCGCGAGCTTGTGACTCCGGGAGCGTGACCCAAGGAGATAAGTCCTTGAGTGAATCGGATTCTATCACCTCCGCCACTAGAGTGTGTACCAAGTGTGGGCGAGAGCTTCCGGCGACGCGCGAGTTCTTTTACGCTGCCTATAGTCGGCTGCGGGGTGACTGCAAGAGATGCATCAGCGATCGTAGGCGCGCCTACCAATCTGACAATCGCGAGAGAATAGCCGAGCGCAAGCGGGCACACTACGTCGCCAACTCCGCGAAGATTGCTGCGAAGAATCGTGAGTACTACGGCTGCGCACTCCGAGGAAATTGCCGTGTATCAGCGAGCATGGCGCGTCGAACATGCCGATGAACGCGCAGAGCGTGACCGCGCATACTACGCAGAGCATGCCGACGAGCGCAGGGAATGGCAACGCGCTTACGTAGCTACCCACATTGTGGAACTCGCGGCCAGAAACCGCAACCGATACGCTCGCAAAAAGGGCAACGGGGGCACCCACACCGCCGACGACGTGAGGGCTCAGTACGCGCGCCAGAATGGGCGCTGCTACTGGTGTAAGGCCAAGGTCGGCGACACCTACCATGTAGACCACGTCATGCCGGTCATTCTCGGCGGCTCCAACGGCCCCGAGAATCTAGTCATCGCCTGCCCGACGTGCAACCTCAGCAAGGGCGGCATGCACCCGATGGACTTCAGCGGCCGCCTCTTGTAACCGACGTTCACATAGCGAGTGTTCCACCAGGACTGTCTCCCCGAGATGGTCCTTTTTCATGGGCCGCCGGCAGGCAGACCCGCCGTCAAATCCCGACATGGGAGTGATTCATCGTGACCGACGAACAGAAGCAAGTAGCCAAAGAGGCCGACGCCGACACGAAGGCAGACGCCACAGGTGATGCTCCGACCGACACGGACGGTCAAGCGAAAGACTGGGAGCAAGAAACAGCCAAGTGGAAAGCGATGTCGCGGCGTCACGAGGCACAGGCCAAAACCAACGCCGACGCCGCCAAGAAGCTCGCCGACATGGAAGACGCAGACAAGACCGAACTGCAGAAGGCGACCGACAGGGCCGCCGCCGCAGAGAAGCTGGCCGCCGGATCGGAGGCCAAGGCGATGCGCTATGAGGTCGCCGCAGAGCTTGGCATCCATGCCAATCACCTGAAGTACCTCACTGGGTCGACCAAGGATGAGATCGAGGAGTCCGGCAAGGGCATCCTCGACGACTTCCCGGAGGCCTACGCCAAGGCCGACAAGGACGACAAGTCCTCGACGCGGCCGAAAGAAAAGCTCAGGTCCGGGTCGAGCAACGCGGACGAACTGTCCAGCGACCCGCAGCAGCGCGCTCGCGACTACTACGCGACTGCACCAAGCAAACCGACCCGAAAGTAAACCGGCCCCGGCAGACGCTAGGGCAACTGACACAAGGAGTTCGACACCATGGCACTGACCCTGGCTGAAGCCACCAAGCTCACGAACAGCCCCATCGTCCCTGGCCTCGTCGAGACGTTCGTCAAGGAGAGCCCGGTCATCGACCGCATCCCCTTCAAGAACATCGCCGGCAACGCCTATCAGTACAACGAAGAGCTGGCGCTCCCGGGCGTCGAGTTCCGCGCCGTGAACGCCGCATACGCGGAGTCCACCGGCACCGTGAACCCCAAGACGGAGTCCATCGTCATCCTCGGCGGCGACGCCGACGTGGACACGTTCCTCGTCGCGACCGGCGGCAACCTTGCCGACCTGCGCACCACGCAGAGCAACATGAAGGTCAAGGCTGCGGCCTACAAGTTCGACGACACGTTCATCAACGGCGACACGGCCGTCGACGCCAACAGCTTCGACGGCCTCAAGAAGCGCCTCACCGGTGCTCAGACTATCGTGGCCGGCACCAACGGCCTGCCCATCCTCGGCACCACCACCGACGAAGTCCGCCACACGTTCTTCGACCAGCTCGACAACCTGATCGCGGCGGTTCTCGGCATCAACGCCAGCAACGGCGCGCTGTACATGAACGCGGCCGTCAAGGCGAAGATCGCCAGCTCGGCGCGGCGCCTGACCACCTACGACCAGACTGTCGATTCCTTCGGCCGTCACATCCAGATGTACAACGGCATCCCGCTGCTCGACATCGGCAACAAGGCTGACGGCACGCTCGTCATCCCGCAGACCGAGGTGGAGGGCACGTCCGGCGCCGCCTGCTCCTCGATCTATGCCGTAAAGTTCGGCAACGGCGAGGGCGACGGCAGCGTTTGCGGCCTGCAGAACGGCAGCCTCCGCGTGACCGACCTCGGCGAGCTTGACATCAAGCCGTGCTACCGGACCCGCATCGAGTGGTTCGTCGGCATGGGCGTGTTCAGTGGCAAGGCCGCCGCTCGCCTCTCCGGCGTCCTCGCGACCTAACCACTGACCCCGGGGCGTACACATCGTACGCCCCGGGGCAGCGGCCGGGAAGCTACTGAAGGAGATCGGGTCGATGGGTCCGGAGAATCTCCACAGCGAACGAAACGAGATCGTCAACGGTCTGGCCGCGTCCGTGGGACGTAGACCGAAGTTCAAGATTATTGAGTCTGTTGTCGCCTCGCTTCCCGTTCCTGTGATGAATGCTTTCGCCTCGATACAGCCTTCTTCCGAGCGCTTCCGTCATAACAACGACGTGCTCCGGCACATCTCCCTTTGCTCTCGCGTTCGGATGTTCGGGCCAGTACACGAAAACGTACCCATCGGGATTCTTCCATCGTTTCCCGCTGCGCTTACATTTTCGCTTTGGCAAGGGGGCAAGTGGATCGCCATAGCGCGATGCATGTTGCAAGTGATACTGGCACAGACTACGTCCGCGAACGGGACGTGGACAGTCGTCAACGGAACACGTCGTTCCGGGCGGGTAGAGGGTGCGCATAGGAGCCCCGCCTTCTGGATCACCGTGCCGAAGCAATCTTCTGTGATGAGCGTTGCATAGGCCGCGAGCTTTTCTTTTGCGGTCACAACCGCTAATCGAACATGTGTCCATGTTCTCTATTGTACCACAAACGTGCTGATTATGGAGGCCGAAATGGCTAACGAAAAAACCTCAGAAAAAGACACCAGTATCGCCAGTGATGCTGGAGGCGCCAAACTCAAGCACTCCCAGGGCGGAATAACGACAAGAGACGATGCTTTGGATTTGGGTGTTGAGATGTTGCAGGGTGATCCTTCCGAGCCGCAGGGTCCCGAGGACGCGTTGGGTGACGGCCCCAAGCGCGGGGACTACCGCGACCGCATCGGGCCGTCGAACTATCACCCCCACACCGGTGCGGAACCGCAGCGGCCCAAGGCCGACGACATCGGCGACGTAAAGGGTGTCAAGGGCGGCGTGGAGACGACTAAGAAGGACTGACTCCAGGCCCGACAACCCGACCTCGCCACCCGCGCTGGTTTGCAGGCGG